AATTTCTGGGTAATACATAGGAGGTAACTTCCTATGGCAACCTGGGGCACGCTTACTTGGAGTACAGGAAATTGGGGGGATCAAGATAATTCTACGGTCTCTGTAACAGGGATAGGTGCGTCTTTTGGTGTAGGATCAGTTACAACAACTTCTACAGTAGAATTAGGTTGGGGTAGAGACCTTTGGAGTTCAAGAGCCTGGGGTGCTCCTGATCAAATAGTTTTATTAGGCAGCTTCTCTATGTCAGCTGCTTTAGGTGATGAAAGCATAACTAACGAAATAAACGCAGGTTGGGGTAGACTTACTTGGGGTGAAAATGCTTGGGGTGAACAAGGTGATGTTGTTCTTTCAGGTATTGCAATGTCTGCATCACTTGGTAATGAATCAACCGTTGTAGATGTAAGTCCAACTTTAACTGGAATTGCAATGACTGCATCACAAGGTGATGAGTCAATAGAAATATCTTTTGAAATAGAACCAACAGGTATAGCTGCAACAGCTAATTTAGGAACAGCTGATGCTGGTCCTGATGCAATGCTAACTGGAATTGGTGGGACTGCTTCTGTAGGAACCGTTGAAGCATATAACTTAGAAGGTTGGGGACGATACTTCTGGGGTCAATTTGAATGGGGTGCTACAGGTGAATGGGAATCAGTTACACCAACAGGCATTTCAATGTCTGCAAATGTTGGAACATTAGCAATAACAGGAACAGCTGATGTAAGTCTAACTGGTTTTGCAATATCTGCTGATGAAGGAACAGTAGATCCTTCTCCAGATGCAACAGTTACAGGTATTGGATTTGCTGTGGCTATGGGTGTAGGAACCGTTACCGCTGGAGCAGATGTAGATAGCGTTACTGGAATAGCGATGACAGCTAATCTAGGAACTGTAATTGGCGATGCAAATACTATTACAAATCCTACTGGATTTTCAATAACAGCCACTTTAAGTGAAGAAAGTGTTGTTGGAGATGCTACTGCACAACTAACAGGAATAGGGTTGACTATGGCAAGTAATTCTGCTAATGCTTTAATCTGGAACGAAGTAAATACCGGTTCAGCTCCAATAGATCCTCCGGGTTGGGTAGAAGTACCAACAAGGGCTGCATAATGAGTTTGACACGAACTCAATTTTTTAGTAAATTAACGACAATAAGGAATTTAAATTATGGCAAATGCAACTTCAGCTAATTTAAAATTAACAGTCCAAGCAACTGGTGAAAACTCAGGAACTTGGGGACAGATTACAAATACAAACTTATTAATTTTAGAACAAGCTATCGGTGGTTTCACAACTTTCAACTTAACTAACGCTAACAGATCTTTAACATTTACTAATGGTGCTTTATCAAATGGTAAAAATGATGTTATTAAATTAACAGGAACACTAGCAGCAAACAGAACAGTTAGTATTCCAGATTCAATTGAAAAAGTTTATCATGTTCAAGATGCATGTGACCATGCAGGTTACACTTTAACTTTTAAAACATCATCAGGTACAGGTGTTCTTTTATGTGAAGGGAATAACTATGTACTATATTCTGATGGTACAAACATTGTAAAAATATCTGAACAAAGAAATTGGAGAGTGGTTACAGCTGCTGAAACAGTTCAAGCTGGTGCTCAACTTTTAGTAAATACAAATGGTGGAGCTGTAACAATTACATTACCTGCGTCACCAAGCACAGGTGATGAAGTTTCATTTATAGATCAAGGTTATGATTTCAATACCAACGCGCTGACTATCGGTAGAAATAGTTCTAACATAGCAAACAGTGCATCTGACTTAGTTGTAAACACGCAAGGTGCGGGTTTATCGCTAGTTTATTCAGGAGACGCTACTACTGGTTGGACATATAGGGAGAAATAATCCATGGCTAACTATGAAGCAACCCGATACGATTTTGACGGTGCTAATCTTACCGACATACAAGGTCTTAACACAGGTTTAATTATTCCGTGGACAACGGCTTCTGCTCCTACTGGATTTTTAGAATGTGATGGATCAAATGTTTCTAGAACAACTTACGCTGATCTATTTGCGGTTATAGGAACAACATACGGAGCTGGAGATGGATCATCTACTTTTGGACTACCAGACTTTCAAGATAACTGTTGTTTAAGTAAATCAGGAACAAAAGCTTTAGCGTCAACTGGTGGAGCAAATACTGTTACATCAACTGGTAACGTATCCGGTAACTTAGGTAATACTACAATTGATACAAACACAATGGGAGCTCACTCTCACACTTATCAAGCAGGATCTTTTAACAACGCTGGTAACACTGGATCTAACTTTGGACCATATCCATTCGGTCAAACCCACGCTATTACAAACGTAAACTTAGAAAATGCCGGAGGTGGCGGTTCTCATAATCATAACATGTCTGGTAACTTTGCAGGAAATGCAACTTCTGTAGTGCAACCGTATTTAACATTAATGTATATTATAAAAACGTAGAGGAACTATGGCAAATTACGAAGCAACAAAATATGATTTTACAGGTGGAAATTTAACTGGTATCGATTTAGTTAATACTGGATTAATTATACCATGGAGTGATTCATCTATTCCATCAGGTTTCTTAGAGTGTAATGGTGCTAATGTTTCTAGATCAACTTACTCTGCTTTATTTGCAGTCATAGGAACAACATACGGAGCTGGAGATGGTTCATCTACTTTTGGATTACCTGATTTACAAGATAACGTTCCTGTAGGAAAATCACCTACAAAAGCATTGGCTTCAACAGGTGGTGCCAATGCGGTCACTTCTTCTGGTAGCATCAGTGGAAATGCAAGTAACCATAGTTTATCTGGGACTGACACTGCTAGTCACACTCACACTGTAAACTTTGCAACAACAAGTTCATACATGAGTGGTAACACTCGTCCAAACGCAGGAGATCACAATTCTTCTAACACTGGAGGAAGCAGTGGACACAGTCACTCTATGTCTGCAACTTTTTCAGGAGGATCTGACTCAGTTTTACAACCATACATAACAATGATATATATAATAAAGACTTAATATTATGGCAAATTACGAAGCAACAAAATATGATTACAATGGTAGCAACATCCAAGGTTTAGTTGGTGTTTCTACTGGTTCAGTTATTCCATGGGGATCAGCATCTATTCCATCAGGTTTCTTAGAATGTGATGGTTCTAATGTTTCTAGATCAACTTACGCTGATCTATTTTCGGTCATAGGAACAACTTACGGATCTGGAGATGGTTCATCTACTTTTGGTTTACCTAATATTGCCGACAATGTTGTGGTAGGAAAATCAGGCACTAAAGCAGTGGGATCAACAGGAGGAGCGAATACGGTTGCTTCTTCAGGTAATATAGCGGGGAACACAGGTAATACTACCCTTTCTAGTTCTCAGATTCCATCTCACAATCACCCATCACCTGGGGCTAGAACTACAGCTCAAAATGCTTCACCAAATCCGGGAGCTACGTCTCCAAGACACCCTCAGTCTACTAGTAATACAAATGCTACTAATGCTGGTGGTAATGCTCACTCTCACTCGTTAAGTGGGGCAACTTTCACAGGAAATGCAACTTCGGTCTTGCAACCTTACTTAACTGTGGTATATATTATTAAAACATAAGGAGAATTTTTATGGCAAAACATGGAACATGGACTGTAATTTTTGAAGACAAAACAATTATAAAAAAGACAGAAGATTTTTCTGTAGCAAATTGTAGAGGATATAATATTACAGGTCACGATTCTTTTTGGTCTGATTCTAAATGGAATAATCTTCATGCTATCCAATGGACAGATGATAATGAAGATAATGATCAAGTAGAATATAAAGATGGAACTCCAAACGGAGCTTATGATTCAAGTGTGTTAGGAGATTTTAAATCTCAATTTGCTCCTAAATTTGATGAAGCACATTTAGCTTACTTACAAGCTGAGTGGGACAATGATAATGTCTATAGTGAAGAAGGGGTTCAAGAAACTGAATCTGAAAAAATTTCTAGATTAGGTGCGAGACCTACTTCATATACATCTGCTTAATTCGTAGTCGGAATCAACAACCAAGAAGTGAACATATATTTTACACCGGACAAAGGTGGATTACCTCTGTGTACGTATGGAAAAGGAGCAGGCCAAATAACTAACCTACCTTTTTTTGGTTTAACTCTTTGAGAGAAATGTAAAAATTCTGTTTCTCCACCTTCTTCTACATCATTTAAATATATAGAATAAACTAAAGCTCTTTGTAATCCTTCAACACCCATGTTTGGTCCCCATTCAGTATGCCAAATGTGATAACCTTCTTTTGGAAGAGTTTTTTGTATTTTCATTGTTGTATATTGAAATTGTGGATGAAATTCTTGAATATCTGTTTGTTGCATATACTGTCTTAAAGCTACATCAAAATTTAAAATTACAGTTTTTATTTGATCAGAAAATATTAGTTTATCTTCATCAATAGCATTTATATTTAAAGCAGCATCTTTTTTACTATGCGCTCCTCTATGTTCTGAAGTAAGTCTTGTATAAGTTTTATTTAATTTTTCATTATCGTCATACATTTTAATTAAATCATCACATTCTTGATGTGGGATAAAATTATCAAATACTCCAATAAAGTCTTTTATATTATATGATTTTTCCATTCCGGTATGTCCTTTTCTAATTTATTATCTTTATGATAAGCAAAAGATCCTTTCTGATTTACGTAATTAAAAAACACTTGCATATTAAAATCATGTTTATACGCCTTTCTTTTTTTAAGAAGTTTATTACCTAAAAACAAAACTGCATCTCCTTCGTCCAATATATATTGTTTTTTTCCTATTTGTACAGGCCATTTTTTACTTTGATTTATAGATGCTATTACACTTATCTCATTGTTAGGTCCACTAATGTGTTTGGGAAGATCGTCTCCATAAACAAAACATTTCCAATAAGAAAATGTTTTAAATAAATCTAAATTGCATTCTCTTTCTACTATTTTAAGTTTTATCTCATGAAAGTATTTTATCAGAGCATCGTTAAAAAATCTAGGTTCTTTCCAGTTTTCATCTAATCTTAATGAACAATATTTTTGTAACAAGTCTAATTCTTCTTTTGTAAAGAAGTCTTTAATTAATTTAGATTCAAATTTATTTATTGTATCCATGACACTAGACTATATCTAACTCCTTTTGTAATCGGTTCTATTGCATGTGGGAAAAGAAAATTACTAGGAAACAAAACAAGTGAACCTGTATTAAGTTTAAATCTTTTGAATTCTTTATTATTAACGGGATGAAAAAAAACTAAATCACCACCTTCATATTCATTATTTAAATTAAATATTACACTTAGAGTTCTATGAGAAAGAGTATCGTTATCAACATGTATGTCATATTTACCCTCTGGTTTATATTTCAAGAGATCTATTTGATTTAATTTTCTAGAACTATCGTTTGGAAATTTAGCTTTATAGTTTGAAAGATAAGTAAATATAATATTAGATATATGTCTAAAATAAATTCTATCAGAAACATGACGGTCATCTAGAGAATAACCATTTACTCTTCTAGAAGATTTATCTACTTCACCTTCTAACTGAAAACCACCTATAGACATAAATGAAGTAGCTTTATAATCTATAAATGAAATAAGTTTCTTACGAAATTTTTCTTCTAGATCAATTTTTAAAATAACTATTGCTTCATCTATTTGCATTTAATTTTTCCAAATTGTTATAGTAGTCATGATCGTTTATACGTTGTATGTTAAAAACTAAACTATATCTGTTTTGTTCTTGTTTAGATTGTTCAAAACCATGATAAACAAATGGGGGAAGAATATAGTAGTCACCTGGTTTTGGTTTTATCTTTATATTTAATTCTGGTAAAATAAGATCACATCCTTCTGTAAGATATAAAACTCCATGAACACATGGGTGAGTATGTATTTTTAAAGAGTCACCTTTTTTAGTTTCTGTTCCCCAAGCTTGATCAATTACATGTGTTTGTAAGAAATGTTGAAACACATCTGGATGAGAAGTTTGATATTTGTTTACTAGATAAGTTATAAAATTACTGAATTTTTCATCACCCACAAAATGCTCCCATTTAGTCATTCCACCTTTTACATTAGTATAACCACGCATGCTGTTATCTATATTGTTTTTAATTTGTAGTAAAAAATAATGTATTATTTCAGGGTAAGAATAAGAGCCATATATTATATCTACAGTCCTAGGATAAGTTACGGATATGCTATTTTTATGTTCGTTTAAAGGATCCGATATAAATTCACTAATCATTTATGCTCTTTTATTCTGTAAAAAACTATTGTATATTGCACTATATGCTACAAAAATTAAATTTCAAGCCAGGTTTTAATAAGATGGTCACAGATTCTGGAGCTGAGTCTCAATGGGTCGATGGTGATTTTGTAAGATTTAGATATGGCTTACCAGAAAAGATAGGTGGTTGGAATCAATTGACAGCAGCTAGTTTGACTTTACCTGGAGCAGCACGTGCACAGCATAGTTGGACAAGTATTGCAGGTGAAAAATACGCAGCGATAGGAACATCACAAGGTTTGTTTTTATATTATGGAAATGACTTTTATGATATATCTCCATTAGCTACAGCTATTACTGGATTTACTTTCACAACCACAAATAACTCAGCAACTGTAACAGTTAATAAAACTTCTCATGGTCTAACTGCAGGTAGATATTTTACATTTACATCTGTAACTTTACCTGGATCAGGAACAGGATATACAGCAACAGATTTTACAAGTATCCCTTACGAAGTTGTAACGGCCAGCACAAATAGTTTTACAATTACAATGGCGTCAGTAGAATCTGGAGCAGGAATTACAGCAGGAGGATCGGCAACAGTCAATCCCTATGAATCAGTTGGTCCTACGTTTCAAACAGCAGGTTATGGTTGGGGCACAGATACCTGGAGCACGTCAACATGGGGAACAGAAAGAACAACAAGTGATGTTATTCTGGAGCCAGGCCTCTGGAGTCTTGATAATTTTGGAGAAGTATTAGTTGCAACTATTGCAGGAGGTAAAACATTTACATGGAATGCAGGTGCATCAAACGCACGAACGATTAGAGCGTCGACAGCAACTACAAACTTTTCTACGTCAAACAATCCAACATCGTCTAGACTTACACAAGTCTCGGACAGAGATAGACACCTATTTCATTTTGGAACTGAAACAACAATTGGTGACAGCTCAACTGTTGATCCATTGTTTATAAGATTTTCTAATCAAGAAGATTTAAATACATACGCACCAACTGCAACAAACACTGCAGGTAGTTTTAGATTAGATAAAGGAAATAAAATTGTAGGTGCTGTATCAGGTAAAGATTATACTTTAGTTTTAACAGATAGCTCTGCATATGTAATTCAATTCGTTGGTCCACCATTTACTTTTTCTGTAAAACAAGTTGGTACAAACTGTGGATTGATCGGTCAACATGCTTTAAGCTATTCTGATGGTATTGTATTCTGGATGTCAGGTGAAGGTGGATTTTTTGCATATGATGGTACAGTTAAATCTATACCATGTTTAGTAGAAGACTTTGTATTTAATACTCATGGAGATAATTTAGGAATTAATTATAACGCAAGTGATATAATTCACGCAGAACACAATACACTTTATAGTGAAGTAAATTGGTTTTATCCAAAGTCAGGATCAGAACAAATCGATAGAGTTGTTACATATAATTATTCAGAACAAGTTTGGACTACAGGATCATTAGCAAGAACAAGTTATATAGACACAGGTGTATTTGATGTACCTTACGCAACTGAATATAATAAAACTGCAACACCAAATTTTGAAATTCAAGGTATTACAAATAGATTTGGAGCATCAACTTACTATGCTCATGAAGTAGGAACAGATCAAGTAAATAGCTCTGGTACAACGGCTATTGCTGCGTTTATTAAGTCTGGAGACTATGATATTACATCAAGCAGAAGCGCTCTGGGCCAGGCTACAGGGATAGCAAATTACAAAGGAGACGGTGAGCATTTTATGTCTGTTAAAAGATTTATACCTGATTTTAAAGTTCTTACAGGTAATTCAAAGATTACATTACTACTAAACAACTATCCCAACAATACAGCATCTAGCTCACCACTAGGACCCTTTACAATCACCTCTTCTACTGATAAAGTAGATACCCGTGCAAGAGGAAGACTTGTAGCGCTTAAAATAGAAAACGATGGTACAGGTGAAACTTGGAGATATGGAACTCTAAGACTTGATGCACAACCTGATGGTAGAAGATAATGATAGATAAAGGTTTATATAAAACTAGAGTAGGATTAAAAAAAGGATCTGATAAAGAAGACAGAAGACAAAGTTATTCAGCATCACAAACAACGAGCGGTCGATCTAAACAACGTAGTGCTCCTAGACAAAGTCCTTTTAAAGGTAACGAAAGTAGACAACAATATTCAGCAATACAAACTGCAACTGGAGCTGTAAAAGGTGGAGGTAGTAAAAGACCGGGGCGAAAGGATTACAGCACTCGTTTTGTAAGTGGTGATGAAGGCAGAGATTCAAGAGATGCTTTTGTTAGAGGTGTACAAGAAACAAATCCTAACTACAATCCAGGTGGTAAAGTACAATATAAAAAACCTTCACTTGGACAATTTTTTGGTGGTCTATTTAGTTTGTTACCGGGAATGGGCATTGCAAGAGGTTTAAATAATTTAAGTCAAAGATTTCTTAACACAGATTTTGGTAGATCTAAAAATCTTATGGATTATTTAGATATGAAAAAATTCGGTGGCTATGATGAAAGAGAAATGGCTAGAAGAATTAATTTAGATGAAGCTAAACTTCTTCAAGATAGAATAGATGCAGGTGAGTTTGATGGTATAGGTAGTTTAGATACTAATAACAATATAATTGATAATATGATTAGTAATATAGACAAATTATCTGATCAACCTAATTTACAAGAACTATATAATAGAGATAGAAATTTATCTGGAATGGATAATTTTATAGCACCTCCAGGTCAAATAGGACCTCTTTCAAATCCTAACGCGGGTATTCCGTTCGCAGGAACTGTTTTAGAAGACGAGTTTCGTAGCACTCCTCCTATAGGAGATGATAGTGTTCCTTTATCTCCAAATTTAGATTTTTTTACAACAAATAATCTACGTGCAGATGCTGAAACAGATAATGAAAAATTATTAAAACAATTACTTAATCCTGATTTAGGTGTTGATGAATTTATAAATAATCAAAATGAGAAACAACAAAGAGAACAAGAATTATTAGAAGAATTAAAAATGTTAAGTTAATGGCTAGAATAACTTCATACATACCTGAACCTAAACAAGAATACGATGTTGAAAACCAGAGACAAATTCTTCGTGCAGTTGATACAATTAAAGAAGAATTAAATTTTTCATATCAACAAGATTTAAAAAACGAACAAGAAGCTTTTAATTATTTTTTATCATGACA